CGTTATGACCAAGTTGTTCAGGTATATGATACAACATTGGCAACATATCGTGGAAAAGGTGTTATTACTTTATATGATGTAGAAAATAAGACAATCTCGGTTACTCCTGCCGTTGCTGGTGCAATTGCTACAGATGTTCTAGTTGTAGATGGAATTAGCAATCCAACAGCACTTCCCGCTCTCTATGGTGTTCCTTATCATCATTCTAATGCTTCTACTGGAACATGGCTAGGTTATGATAGAGCAACTACCCCAGAAATTCGCTCAAATCGAGTGAATGGTGGAAATTCTGCTTTAACATTGCCACTTCCACGTCTAGCAATTAATAAGATTGGTAATAGGGTTGGTATTGATAATAATTTTGATCCTACTGCATGGACTCATCCTTGTCAAGCTCAGGCTTATGAAGAGATTGGACAGTTGGTTTCAATCATTCATAAACAGCCAAAGGATGAAGCTCTTAATATGTATTTTGGCGATAATATGCAACTTGCTGGTGCTCCAATTAAACAGCATTTCAATTGGAATAAAACTCGAATTGATTTTGTTGTTAGCTCTCTTTGGGGTAGGGCAGAGATTCTTCCTATTGGATTCTATACATCTGATGGACGGAAAATCTTTGAACTTAGAGGAGCATCTGGAGGCGTTGCTGCGGCAGATATCTTTTATATGGTTGTCGGATTTCAGACTTTCGTTCTCAATCCGGCAGGCACAGCGTATATTGATTCCCTCGCAGTTCCAAGTGGTTACTAATTAGAAAGAAAGGAGAATAAAATGCCTGATTTAACATTTCAGAATCTCTCAACTGTTCAGAGCGGTAAACAACCTAGTCCGAAGACTATTGCTTCTGCTACTAGCATTGGTGCTGGTGTAGAAACATTTATCTCTCTTATCACTGGAACAACGGCTATTGCTACTATTACTGCTCCTGTAGCTGGTCAACATATGCTTGTGTTGATTTTCACCAATGCTAATCCTGGTGGTGTTACAACTGGTGGTAATATTAGAAATGCTGTTGATCCGGCTCAGTATGTTCCTGTATTATTGTTCTATGATCCTATCAGCGGTTTCTACGCGGCGAATTAGGTGCTAGAAGTAAGAGGTAGGAAATTCTTCTTGCCTCTTACTTGTTTCTTTGGCAGTTTTTAAATCTGCTGGCTCTCAAAGCTGGAGAACATTATGACACAGACCGGTTACTGGAGAAGTCTTCGAGAAGAAAATCGTAGAGCAATTCTACAAGATTATGGTGTAATTAATCATGTTTGGTATCTATTTCCTCAAGGAGATGGTCCTAGAGGTTCATTTACTACTTTTGCAGATTTATCTCCTAATCTTAGGTCTCGAGATATTATTTATCTTTCTGGTGTTCTGAGGGAACAAGCTATTGCTCCATTGGGAGTATTTGATGTTTTATTTGCTGGAGCGGCTAATAGACCAAGACAAGCTACTAATTCTGGAGTTCCTACTGGTGGAGGAGCAACATGGTTAGCTCCTACTTCTCCTGTTGCAGCTACACCATTAATTGAATTACGAGAACAAGGTTGGGCATTTGAAAATATTTTCATGAATGGTCCTACCGATGATGCTTGTATTAAAATGCATTGTGAAGAAACTGCTACATATCCAGATGCTTCTCATTTAACTCTTCGTGGATGTCGTCTTGGTGGTGGTTTTATTGGCCTTGAGGATTATGGTGGTGCTTCTAACGTATTAATTGAGGATTGTTCATTTGAAGACTTAACTGGTGCTGGTGGAGGAGCTATTGTATGTACGAATCAGTCAATTAGAATTCCACAACGTTGGATGGTTCGTAATAATAGATTCCTTCCTTGTGTCAATGGTATTCTAAGTGCCCATGTTGACAGCCGCTTTGAGAATAACTCATTCTCAGCAATGACTACAGAAACTATCAATCTGGCATTTGGTAATACTGGACTAAGGAACATGCTATTCTTTAATCGTTTTAGTGTTAATAATGCTGGATTTGATCCTGGTGGTGGATACACTGGTAATGCAACAGATATTTGGGTTAGTTATCTATCTGATGCTATTGACTTTGGTGTTCCTGCGTAAATAGTTGATTGAGTTGAGGTGTTCTCTTTAGATGGTTATAATTATTTTACCCAGGAATAATTAGAAGCTTAGGGAACTAGAGAGAACACTTCATTTCATTTAAGGTTAAGAAGATGGAACTTCGAGAAAGTATTGAATCAATTAATTACAAACTCGAAAAAGAGTTTGGAAAGCATATTGATGGAAGACCTAATTTTAGAGTTGTTTGGTCTGAAGATCAGTGTGAAAAACGAATTACAAATTTCACAGATGAAGGATTAGAACTTCTCGTTCCTGAAGTAAGAGAGTTTCCTAAATATAAACAATGGATTAGAGAGAAATATATTCTTGAACGGCTTGTTCCTATTGTTGGTGAAACAGATTTAGTAACAAAGATTTCTTATGAACCAGCTTGGACATTTCAAGATAAGAATGGTAATTATCTTCCTCCCTTTTATGATGGATGTAAATATGTAATAGAAAGCATTTATGCTTCTATGGGAAAAGCTAATACTCATGTTAAATATAGAGATACAAATATATCTAAAGAAGAAAGAGAAGCTAATTTATTAAAAGTAGAAGCTGAATTATTTGGCAATGAGACAGATGTTGGTGATGCGCTAAACTATGGTTCTGGAGTTGGTTTTACAACAAGTAAACTTCTGCATTAATCAAATAATAGCAGAAAATAGGAGAAGAAAATGTCAAATTTGAATGATTTTAGACAGGTTGCAGAATTACCAGCCGCTAGCAAAGAAAGACTAGTACGAGCATCTAAGAATCCTCTAGATAAATGCACGCTTGTTAGCATTTTTCCAAGAGATATTGACGAAACTAAAGATACAATTGAACCTGGAAAGTTTCATATTGATGCAGGAAGTTATGATAAACCAAGCATTTTAGTTGTAGGTTCTAGTTCTTGGTGGAATAAATTTGACGTAGAAAAGCCTGCATTAGAAATTCCTAATTCTTCTATTCAAGTATCTAACTCCATTATTAATGATTATTGCAATGGAATGCTCGAATGTGATATGGACGGAAAAATGCCAGGACTTTTCTTTGTTCTGGGAGAAGTTAATGTCATTGAAGTTAAGACAAAGTATAAGAAAGAACTTGATAAAGCTAAGGTTAAACAGGAGAATTGGTATAAAGCTCTAATTCGACATGCAGATTCTATTTGGGCTAGAACAAATAATAATCCATTAGCTATTTGGGATTTGATGCGAATCGCCGCTAAGGATCTAAATGAGAATAGCAAGGTTTGGCTTCAGGATTTCAAAGCAGCCGCACTAAGCCCATGCGTAGGATGTGGAAGTCTTAGGAATCCTGAATATCCTATTTGTCCTTCTTGTAAGATGATTGATAATACGCATCCAATGGCTAAAGATTTGAAGTTTGCTGTATGAGACATAAAATTCTAAACATTAGTCCTCAAATATTAATTGACATTTGTAAAGAAGGTACTGAAAATGTTAGAATCATAAAAAATGCCCTTCCTAAAGATGCTAAATATATTTATGCTTTTACCGATGATACTCTTGGTTATGGAAGAGTAGGCTTAGTTATAGAAAGTGAATCCTATTCTGAGTTAAAGGATGGAGAACTTTTAGAAAGAATCAACGGTCCAATTTTTGAGAGAGTAGATCTAAAATGAGTGTCACTTCTAATCGAACAATTCAAGTAGATTTCTCTGGAGATATTCAAGCAGAGATAATTCAATCTGCTTTAGAAAATGAAGTTTCTCCAGGAATTGCTACAATTGTAACTTTAGCCACTGGTGCTAATACATTAACGGCTCCAGTAATTACTGATTTAGTAGTAACTGGTCTTACAATTATTCCTCCAGCAGGTAATACTTCTCTTATGACATTGAAGGGTGTTACAGGAGATACTGGAATTAAACTTCATGATACTGATCCAAGTTCAATTTCTCTAGATAGCACTTTTGTTAGTTTAGTTATTAATGCTGCGGCTGAGATAGTAGGCGTTCGGTTGATTTGGAGTTAAGATTTTGCCTAAACCTTCAGAAATAATTACTACTGTCGCAAATTTAATGAATGACCCTGATCAAAGTTTATATACTAATGCTGCTTGTCTACCATATTTTAATCTTAGTTTAGACGAATTACAAGAAATATTTGAACTTAATGATATTCCAGTAACTCATGAAACAAGTGCTTCTATTGCTATTCCTTCTGGTATTTCTCGTCTTGGCCATGATACTATTCCAGCATTTCCTTCAGACTTAATTGAAATCAGAGAACTTTGGGAAAGTCCTTCTGGTTTAGAACAATGGACTAGAATTGATCAGAGAGATACAATTCCTCAGC